TATCAGAGCGGCTTTCTTGACGAACTCCTCGTATCGCGTTTTAAGCTCCGCCTTCTCCTTGCTTCTTCCGCTGGTCGCGTCTAGCTGTATCATCTTCTCTATCGTCTCGATCGAAGGGGTGAAAGCTTCGGTGTTTTGCCCGGCGAATTTCTTTACGATAGCTTGAACCGCCGTCTCGCTGTCTTTGGCCAGCGTGTTCGTTATCTCCTCTTGCTTTTTTATTATCTCCTCGGCCGCCTTTTTAGCCGCGCTCTTGTCGGACTCGCTCGCGCTCTTGTCCGACAATACGGCTATCTGTTCGGAGAACTCCGCTTGGTATTTCGACGAAGAGTAACCGTACGACATCGTGGTGTTTCCTAGCTGGTCCAAAGCTTCGGCCGCTTGTCTCGCTAGTTTTATGGTATTTTTCAATCCGTTGTCGAGCGAGGAGAAATCCCCGTTCGCGATGGCGTAGAAAAGCTCGTCCGTGACCGTTTTCATCTGTTCCATTCGAACTCTATAAGCGTCGCCTAACGTCTGGCTCGAATTAACCGCTTTGTTGAACATCTCCAGCGCGGAGTATCCCGCTCCGAGGAACCCGGCGAACTTCATGAGCCCGGCCCCCGCGGACGATATCTTCCCCTTGAAGTCTTCTATGTCCTTTTTCGCTTTCAAGAACGATTTGTCGAACTGGCTCGTATCCAGATATAACTTCGTATTAATCGCCATTTTTTTTGTTAATGAAATCGTTTAACAATTCCGTAAGCTTTTTCTTATCCTCCGGCGTAAGAGCGCCCTCCGTGTTCTGCTTGTCCCATGGGAACGGAAGGATACTCTTTATGTCTATAGGTTTCGTCGACTGGCTCTGCGCTGTGAAAAAAGAAATCGTCCTCGTCATCTCCCACTGCTCCATCGTTTTCATGTCGTAGTGGGAGAGGAGAGAACGCACCTCGTACGTCTTCATTCTGTCAAGGACGTACTCCGGATCTATACCGCATCGTAGCACTAGGAACGCGTATAGTTCTTCCGTTTTGACTTCGTTTTTTTTTTATCGCCCTCGTTTTCCGCGTTTTCCTTAAGTCCTCCCAGCTCGTCTTGTTTCGTCAGCCATTCCGCCAAGCTCCCCGTAAGTTTCGGGTCTTCGTCCAGTATCTCCAAGAACTCGTTCCATTCCGGCACGTCGTCGTTATTTGCCAAAAGAACGCAGTACAGGAACACCAGCGTGTTGATCGTCTTGGTGGGAGCGAACGGTTCTTTCATTATTTCTTCGTAAGCCATATAGGAGCGAAGGGTTATCTTCGCCCTATATGTCCTGTTCCCGATCTTCACCTCGCTTTTCATGACGCGGATCTCTTATTGAGTTTCCCGGTCCCGGTGAAAGTCGCCGTGTATGTGGCGTCTCCCGATTCCGGAGCCGATGCCTGCAACGACGTTATATACGCTTTACCCTCGTATCCTCCGGGAGATATCTCCCATCCGTCGTCCGGCACGCCGTCCGCCTTTTCCGCGTTGCTCGCCACCTCGAACGCCACGTCAAGCGGCTCGAGGTTCACCATCGCCGCAAATAACGTGTTGTAATCCGCGGTTATCATCAGGTTGTTCGTCTGCATTTCCCACGATAGCCTTCCCGGAGTATTGTCCTTCCATTTTCCCGAATCCTTCGAGGTGGATTCCTCCGTGTCCATGGTTACGTTGAGAGATTGGTCCTTCGCCGCCGCCAACGCCGTGTATTTTTCGTTTTCGTCTTTTGTAAAAACGAAAAGGTTCTTCCCTTTTACAACTGCCATATAAATTAATCTCTAAATCGTTTATAAATTTTGTCTATCTGCGCCAGCATGACGCTTCTCATCTTAGCTTCCGCCGCCGCTTTCTTGGTCGTCGTGGCCGTGGATAGAAATTTCGTTCCCTCCATTCTCCACTCTTTGACGGGGCGGTTACGCTTGCGTTTCGGTCGCTCCTTGTTTCCCCTTTTCGGGCCTCCGTGCGTCCATCTCGCTCCCTTCTCCATGTATACCAATATTCCTCTTTCTCCGGCCGTGGCCGACTCCGGGATGTTGCCGAAGAGATGTATGGTCGAGACGTATCCTTTGCGGTTTACCGCGTACCTGACCCTATCGAGCAGCCTCTTTGTGATCTTGTATTTCGTGGCCTTCATCCTTATCTTCGCTTCCGTCGCTATAACGCGGCTTCCGGCTCTAAGGGTGGCCTTTTTCGCCGTCAGGACCTCCTTCCCCGTCATTCCCTCGTACAGTTTCTTGAACTCCGATAGATCGACCTCGAATCCCGCGTACGCTCCCATGTCAGATATGTCTTATGTCGAACTTTAGCGTTTTGACGTAGCATTCCCCGTATGTCGAGCTTCCGGACATTAGCCGGCAGTAGGATATGTTTTCGTCCGAGTAGTCCTTTAACGCCTCCGTCGCGGCGGCTTCTATCTCGCTCGCCTTGTCGTAGTCGGAGGAGAATATGTCCACCGTGTATACGCTCTCGAACTGCTCGAGCCCCTGTTTGCTGTATACCGTGGAGAAGCTTTCCTCCGCGTATACTATCAACGGGTTCTTAGCGTCGTCGTTGGCGATCACTGGATACACCTCCGTTCCGGTCGCCTCCTTTAGGATTCTCGTAATCGTTTCGTCAATTCGTCTCATCGCTCAAGTTCTTGTAACATTCGTATCTGGAATAGATTCCGGTCTTTCCGAGTATAGTTACGCTGTCTATGTCGTAGATCCTGCCCATGAATTCGGCTTTCCACTCTGTGGTCAGTCCTCCCACCGTGGCGGCGTTGAACTTCAGGACCGCCCTCGCTGATAGGTTGTCGTCCACCCTCGCGGATTCCGATGAGTTTTCCGTCACTTCCGCGAGACATGTCTCGCGCCTCTCGTAGGTAATCTGTCTCGCTCCGGTCGCGCTTGTCGTCGCTACCGGTTCAAGCAGTCCTACCTCGTGGATCATCCGACCGACTACGTATCCCCTGTCCTGTCCCATCGCCTATATCCTCGTATTATGTTGTCCACTACGGTTGTCCTTTCCTCCACGCTGTTCTCCGGATTCTCGAACAGCTGCGCCGCTTTGAGTATAACCGCGTATTTCAAATCGATAGGGAATACCTCGAAGTCCGTCGCGAAGTCAAGCAGCGTGAAATTCTCTATATAGTTGCATGCCGCCAGAAGACACATCTCTATGTTCGCGTCCAACTGGTCGGAGAGGATTCTTCTCGACAGCTTGAATTCGTCTACGGAAACCGGGGATTGCTCTATCGTCTCAATCATCGCCCTTTAGTTGCTTGATTATTTTTCGAGCCGCGGATGTCCCTATCCCGTCGAATATCCTTATTCCGTCCTCTCCAGCCTTTAGTACAAGCTCTTTGGAGTTTATCCCATTCTTTATAAGTATGGATCGGCACGGAAGATCCTCCGGGAGGTCCGATTTGGGAGATTCGTCGCTTTCCGCGGCGAATGCGTTCTCAATAAGCGTACGCGCCGTCTCGTCGGGGAGGCAGGCTATGTCCCCCCGAAAATACCCGTATCCCGGCGCGCTTCTCAATATCTTCACTTTCATACGGTAGCGTCTTTTATAGCGGCGAACGACTCGCCTCTTTTGACGAATATGTTATGGTACGCGTTAAGCATGATGTCTATAGCCCCTTTGGTCTTTAAAGTATACGGGTCTACCACCACGTCCAGCCCTCCCCATTGGCATATCCACAGGTCGTTCCAGTTTCCGAATATTATCGCAGAGCAATTCGAGGAAGTTCCCTTCGATATGTCGTCCGGCACGCAGTTGCTAGCGAACGCCTTGTATCCGTTCATCTCGTTGTTCTCCCATATATAACCTCCTACGCCTGCCGACTTCAATACGGTCTTCATCGCTCCCCTTACTTTCGTGTTGGTAACATACGCCAAACTTCCGAGGTCCGCGTTTGCGTTCGCCACCGCCGTTTCCAAAGCCACTATGTTTTCGAACGTCGGTATTCCTCCGTTCGTTCCTATCGACACCGAACCTATCCCGTCCGTGTTTAGCAGGCCTTTCGGTTCGTATCCTGTTCCTGTACCGTTTAGCGCCGCCGTTTCCAAGGCCTCCGCGTGAGCCGCTATCATGTCCGCCATTATTATCTGCTCCACGTCCTTTGAAGCCTGAAGTATTAGCTGCTTGCTTACAGGGACGTTTATTCCTAATCTCAACGGGCTGATGGAACGCGTGGAAAAAGATTTCTTCGTAGATTCTATCTCTCCGTTTTCCGCTCCCCATCTGGCTTTTATCGCCATTCCGTCCACCATGTCTATGTTTCCGGTAAGAGCGCCCATGTAGTTAGCCCCCGCGGAGGTAAGGACCAGTTTCTTTCTCAAGGCTTCTTGATATTGGATCGTCGTGTCGACCAAATATCCTCCGTCCTCTGGCGTTCCCGCGTTTTG